TTGAGTTTTGCAAAGTTTGACATTGTATTCTCCGTATTGTTAGTATTAAACGTATTTGTTGGTCTGTATGAGCGACCAACATTATTTAGTATAGCCTTTATCGCCAAAATAGTCAAGTACTATTTTCTTTGTCGCTTCACGATCATAATGTAGGAATGGTCGATACTTCATAATCTTGATTAGCACTTCTTCAACGATAGGGTCATACTCATGCTTCTTGCTCCAGTATTTTTGACACTTTACTAGATCAACAAGCATTACCAATGTTTCTAAACTGATCTGTTGCTGCAGATACAATTTTAAAACATATGGGTGGCTGTTATCCTCGCTCTTGAAATTCGAATCGAAATTGTCTTTGAGCTTGGATAAATCTTGTTTAAAAAGATATGTTAATGACTGCTGGCGTTTCAGCCAATCAGTATAAACCTTCTCCGCATTTGGAGAATAGGCGATATCTTTTATCCAAAGTTTGGGATTTTCTAATAGATTAGCTAACATATACTTTACTGGTTCGCTATGTTTGGCGACCTTCATAAAGTAAAGCTTATCTTTTCTCGTATCAAACGAACTGGCGCTGGTACGAGTTTTGTGATTGTATTTAAAATAATCGTAGTTAGGTTTTGTGAAATGCAGCTTCAGTGCATTGTAATGCTGATAACATTCATACGCCGACATTGCGTCACTCATACCGTAGCTTTGTTATAATACTTTGTGAAAAACTTCCTAAGCTCTTTATCCATGTTATTGTTGTCACCATTATCAGTAAGGAATGTTTGATACAGATTCCAAATATCTTTATCAACGCCATTGCTTTTTTTATGGACTTCGTATCCACGAGCTTCTAATTCAGTGATTAGATCGTCCGTATCAAAATCATCAAAATCAACTTCAACACTAACCCATGCCATAATCTATTCCTTCATGCTATTAAGAAACCGATAGTAAAGACCTCTCTCGCGCCCATGAGCTTCTATCTCCCATGGATGATCCCAATAATCTAATTTGTCATCATCATAAACCTTACCATTGAACTTAACACGATTCATTCGAACATAGTCCTTCATCTCGCCTTTCGCATATTGCTTGACGTGAACCATTTCGTGTGCTAATACTAGTAGGGTATTTCTTTTACCGAGATTAGGATCTATCGTGATTGTAAAGTCACGAGCTCGGTGATTGTCATCGTTCCAATCGCAAAATCCATAAACTTCGCCGCCCAAATCGCTGTCATCAAACTCAAGTGTTATTTCAACTTTGTTGTATAGACGATCGCCTAATAGTTTGCGACCATACCATTTAACAGCTTCCTTGCAAAGCTTTAATGGAACTTTAGTGGGTTTGCTTACTGTTCGTATAATCATACAGTCCTCCCCAATTTAGAGTTCCTAGTATTTATACTGGTAGTCTCGCTGATCTTTTGAGGATGTTTAGATTTTCTGCTTCAACCTGAATCTTAGATTTGAACACAGGATCTTTCTTGATGAGATTGGCTGCATACTCGACTTCGATGTTATTCTTTTCACACCAAAGAACAACGGCATCAATATACTCAATACCTTTATCTTTACACATCTTGTCGATTTCTGTAGCAAAGTTATTCGCACTCAATGTAAGCATACTCTACTCATCCTATATTGGCGATCTCAGAACGAATCGAACGTTCAACCTACAGCTTAGAAGGCTGTTGCTCTATCCTGTTGAGCTATGAGACCAATTGAATTAGGTGGTGGGTTTATTCTGTTGCCAAGTTAAAACCCACCGAAAACTCCGATTAGGCAGCTACTGCGAAATCATGTGCGAAATTATCGTTTGCACTTACGAGTTTACTTAGTCTCCACACACCTTTATCATCGCAATCGAGCCTATGTCGCCCCCATCATAAGCACAAGTGAAAACAGGTATTAGTTGCTGTTCTATTCCCTGTCGTCCTACCCTAAAGCAACTCTCTCGCAGGACGCTTGCGCTTATGGTGGAGGCGTCGGGTACTGCCCCCGAGTCTTACGATCTATTCCTTGTGCTTCATCAACCAAGCAATGTATTTATTATACCTGACCTTTACTGGAAAGTCAATCATTAATGATAAATCATTAATGATAAACATAACGTAAAAAACACCTAATGCCACTACGCTCAGCACTGCTGCACTCAGCACTGCAATTACTGCAATTGTCTGGTAATCCATCACTTCAACTCCTGCCAACAACGAACATAATTAAGCATACCTCGATCAATTTCTGATTGTGGATATCCTTCATCCCTAATCCACTGTTCAATATCAGCAGGTCTTGGATCTGGTAAAGCTTTTGGAAAACCATATTTCCAACCAGAAGGTGGATCAATCAGTGTCACCAATTCAGGCTTACGATCTGTTACTGCCTTACGTTTGTTCATGATACCACCTTCATCAATATAGTGTTTTCATTGATTCTATACTGAAGAGCTTTATCTGTCTTCAGTTCGCTCATCAATTTCTTCAATACTATTTTACCGCCATTCTGTAATTTGTCAAGTACTATTTCAGGTTTACGACCAGTTCCTTTTGTCAAGCTTGACTTCTCGTCATATTTGGTTATACTTGTTCCCTTAATACCGAGTCCGCCGCGATCGAGAGCTCTGAAGACTGTTACAGTTTTGTACTTGGTATTAAAACACCAAAGCTCTTGCGCTCCAATAATCTTATCAGGATTGATCGAGGCGATCTTATAGGTGTTATCTTCCTTTTGATACTTAAAGTTCTTGAGGATCTTTTCTTTAGATTGTGTGCGAGGCTTGCGAGGCGCACGAGTTTTCTTGACTACACCACCATACTTCTCAGCATCTTCGATAAGCTTATGAAAGAACACAATACGATCTTTAAGTTCTTTCTTAGACATATAAGAGTAAGCTTCCTTGAGTTGATCATCTGGCTTCTCATAAGCTTCAATCAACTCGCTGAGCCAATTAGCATAATACTGAGCGATGTATCCCGTAGCGTAAGCTGGCGTCTCATTAGCCTTTAGATAGTCATACAAACTGAACTCTTCACCAGTATCAATCGAATGCTCGATTTCGCCGATTATGTCCATAACCTTTTCGCGCATGCGGTCTTGAATTGAAACAACTGGCTTAGATACTTCATTGGTTTCTTCAGCTGTTGCTTTCTTCATCATAAATTGAATTTGTCTATTGATATAATCAGAACTACTTACAGGAAGCAAATAGCCTTTGGTAAGCATACGACAAATCCAAGCAGTCGTTGATTGTATCCATGTATCTGGTACACGTTTCAGCTTCTTGGCTTCATCATGACGATTGTTAGCTTTTAAATATGTTTCAATATACTCGCGAGCATCCTTAGTTTCGCACATCATATTATACCAATTAAGTGCTTTGGTATATTCGCCGAGCGTCAGAGGAGCTGTGAACTCTGGCTCATCGCCCATATATTTGAAGTTGACCAGATACGCTTCGTTACGAGTAACGCGAGGCTTCTTTGGTTTTCTTGCTATAATTTTTGGACGACGAGCCATGATTATTCCCCTTCTTCTTCATCAACATCTTCTTCTAGATATTCTAGATACGATTGATAATCTGATTCTAGCATATCTATGATAATTTCATCGTTGATCTTTTCGCGCCAATCTGGATCGCTGAAGTCATACTCATGGTACTCATCGCCTTCATTAGTAAATTTACCAGCGTATGACATCCCAGGCTCATTGTAATATACTTCGATTTCAAAACCAAGTTCGACCAATTTTTCGAAAAATCGAATAGGCGGAGACCAAGCAGTCATAAAACCACAACAAACAGAATCAGATTGCAATTCAGAAAATTGATCTATTATGTCCCACTTGGTTCCCCAATTTTCAACGCACCAGTTATAATCCCATTCGCCATTCGGAAACGGAATATAATGTTCAATCAGTTTTTCTGTTTGTGAAGCTTCGAAAAACTCAGCAAGCATTGCTGGGTCTTTGTGTGACGCTGTTAGTGAATTTGAGCACCAATTAGGCATTTTTCATCATCCTTGCTTGCATCAATGTGTTTTCTTTGACTTGTTCGAGGTATACTTCTTTCCATACCTTAACTTCTGCATTAGCGATGTCGAGCTCGCGCTGAAGACGACCTACTTCGTTCGACAGCCGACCAATAGCCTCCTCGGCTCGACCCTGCAGCGAGAAGCGAAGCATCGCATATTCGTTTGAGTAATTCTTGCCACTGTTCTGTTGCTTCCAATCTTCGATCAAGTCGTCGGAGAGTTTTACGAGTTGTTCACGATTGATCATGCTACGCTCCAGTCAAAAGAATCTTGAGTCATAACTGTTTCAAGTCCATCATATTCATGAATGCGATATAAAGTTCCAGCGGGAAGTTCGTCAATAGCTAAATCGGCATAATCAGCATCCGCTTCTCCGCCTAACTCTTCAACTACTTGCACCAAAATAGGATCTGTGCGAGACAAATCTGAATCGTCCCAATACTCGCCATCAGGCAACCCCCAATGACCCCAGCCT